AGCTTGAGTTCACTGAAGATTGTGAAGCTGGCCCCAAACGCCGAGATACGACGCCCAAGGGCCAACAAGTCGCCACCCCACACACGCGCCCGCTCGATTAGCGACGAGAACGCGTCGATCCCGTACCGAACAATCGGCATGAGCCGGTCACCGATCTCGATGGCCAGTACAGCGAAGTTAGCTTTCAGCCGGTCGATCGAAGCGCCCGTTGTTTTCGACCTAGTCTCGTACTCCTTGAGCACTGACCCCTGGGCGGCTGCTCGGTTCGTTGCGATGTCGAATGACTGCCCGAGGAGCTTGACGTTCGTAGCCAGGGGCCCGATTGCCCCGATCGACTCAGAGCCGAATAGACGGATGAGCGTCGGGAGCTTGTCCTCTTGAGCGAGGTTGCCGATGCGCGAAACGACATCCTTGATGGTCGCCTCGGCTGCAAGCCCACCAGACGTGAGCTTCCTGGCCGTATCGACAGCATCGAGGCCCAGTGACTTGAAGGCCAACTTCTGGCGTTTGGTCGCTGCCGCGCCAGCCCCGAGCGAGCGTAGGAACGTCTTTGTGCCGGTCGCCGCAACCTCGGCAGTAGCGCCGGAGGCAATCATCGCAGTGGCCAAGCCAGCCGCGGCCTCAGCGGAGATATTGGCAGCCTTCGCCACGGACCCCACGCGCTGCACTGCGTCCGTGATTTCGGGCGCAGTCGCGGCGAGCTTGTTGGAGAGTTCGTTGATCGTGCCCGTGAGGCTGTTGACCTCAGGGCGGGTCAGGCCCAGCCCTGTGCGCAGTTTAGCGAGGGCTTGCCCCGCCTCCTGGCCACTCATGCCAAACGCGACAGCGAGGCGCGAGGCGTCCCCTGCAACAAGGGTCAGTTCCTCCCCAGCGATGCCCGACTGTGCGAGCGATGCGGTCAGGTTGGCCACCTGGTTGGGGAGGATGCCGATGTCCTTGGCAAGCTGCTTCGTCCCGTCCGCGATCGGCTGCAACGCGGTGCCTTCAGGAAGCACTTTGTTGACATCCGCCATCGCGCTCTCGAAGTCGATCGAGGCTGAGGCAGCACCAACGAGGCTGTCTTTGACTGCCCCCAGACCCCTCTCGGCTAGAGTGGTACCAAGGCCGCCTACGGTGTTTGCCAGGACCTCGAAGACAAATCCACGCCTAGCAACTTGTTCGATCGCTGCCTTGAGACCGCGGGCCTCCTTGGCGGCAGCACGGGTGTAGTCAGCTAGTTTCTTAGCACTGAGTGCACCCTTGCTAAAGCCACTTGCGTCACCACCGTAGCCCTTGGACCCTCCATAGGCTCCGCCGTAGCCACCAAGATCAATACCGCCGAAGCCCCCTTTACCTCCCCTGCGACCGCCACCAAAACCGCCTCCGACGCTAGGGGAAGGCGACCCACCAAGGCCGCCCTTGGGCAGGAAGCGCCCCTTTGAGTCACGTGCGGCTTTGCCAGCCTTCTCGACTGTTTTCTCAGTCTCTTTTGCAGCCCTTTGGACCCGCTTGTGCGCACCTTCAATGCGACTGACAGTCCCGGAGAACTTGTCGACGCCTGTGAAGGTAAATCCTAGACCGAAGTTGTTAGCCAAGTGCTTGGGCTCCTACATGCGAAAGGGCCGCACGCTGGCGACCCTTCCACTCTAATCGTCCATGACGCTCTCCACGCTCACGTCCTCGTCTTCATCCTCGTTCTCTTCGGACTCTTCGGTGTCGGCCCACCCGTCTGTGTGCGTCTCTGTGGCAGTACCAGACCTACCGTTGCCAGAGTTACCCTTGCGCCTTGCCTCAGAAATCTCGTCAAAGTGCCGACGGGCCTGCCGAAAGTAGAACAGGACCTCGCCCATCTCCATGGACAGCACGTCGTCCCGCGTGAAGTTGTAGCCCGTCCCCTCGATGCGCCATGTGAGGGTGTCGATAATCTTCCACAGAAACCGCCGCCCCCGCGTGAGGTGCAGGAACGCTAGCGCTGGCTCCGGCGCTTCCGGGGGATACCCCAGAAGTCGGCTTGAAAGACGAAAGGGGCAGTAGCTTCCTCGTTCACGTGACCACAGCTCGTACACGCGAGCGGGAAGTAGTCATCGATGCCGCCATCCATCTCAGTCAGGTAGTCCTGCATCGCCTGGAGGTCAGTGGCCTCCATCTGGCGGACGGCTCGCGTGAGGTCGTTGGGCTCTACTGCGCTCCCATCCGCGTCTGTCATCGTGACGATGCGCGACCGCAGCGACGCGATGAACGGGTCGGACTTGAGCTCCTCGACAATCTTGGTTGCCTCCTTGCGCGCAGGTCCGGCGATGATGCGGCAGACAACAGTTGCACCCGATGGCAGGGTGAACGGAGGCAGGTGCGGCATGGGCTGCCCAAGAGCCGCGCAGGCATCCGTGTGCATGGCGAACACACGAAGGTCACCCCCATCCTCGGTCGAGAGGAAGCTCGGATTTGCGGTGAACGTTGCCCCGCAGTCATCACACTCCCGCGTCACGGGGTACGTGTTCCCGAAGGTCAGTGCCCGCAGAGCGAAGAGGCCAGCGAACTGGTCACCATCCCCGGTCTTCGCCCACGTGAAATCAGTGAACGGCCCGGGGTTCTCAACGCTCACGGTGCAGTTCTGGAGGACACGGAGCAGGCTCTCATACCGCTCAGTGCTCACCCGCTTGCCCGAGTTGGTGGCCATGTTCACGACCAGATTGAGCTCCTCCGCGCGTAGAGGGCGGAGGACAACGGAAGCTCCGGACGGGAGCTTGACGGATTTCAGGCGGGTGGTGGACATGACGGCTCACTCTCAGACGGGAATGCGCTTGTGGTAGTCGTACGTCAGCTCGAGCTTCTCGATCACGAACTCTGACGTTTCGTTGTCCCAGTCACCAGGACTGTGGGACTTGACGAAGGCACCAAAAAGGCGGTACCGGACCAGAGGCTTGCGGGCGCGGTCAATCTGGACGATGTCGATCGTCCGCTTGTACTCCGGCTCCACGAGTCCAGACGCCTGCGCAGCGTCACCACACTGCTCGGCCCATGCGTACATGTCCTGGTCGGCAAACGCCCCGCGCTCCAACGTGATGTCACTGTAGGTGACTAGACCGGGCTGCTTGTGCGGGATGAGGGAGCCCCCCTCCCGGATCATTCCCACTTCGGTCTCGCGCTTGAGCTCACTACACTTCTGGAACGAAGCGCTATTGAACCCAGGAATCTCCACGAGAAACGCATACTTCTGGTGCTTTGAGGTCGTCGTACCTTGAATCGGCATGGCTGCTATCTCCTATCCAGCGCTACCCAGCGGGCTATAGGCCCGCTCTCACTAGTTACTGACCAGACTGGGCAGCCGCTGCCTCAGCCGCAATGCCGGCCGAGTCGTCGCGTGAGAACGAGAGGTACACCCAGTCGACAGCGCTCTGAGTGGCGAGGCCCACCCTAACGTTGAGACGGCCTGCACGCTGCTCAGACAGGGGGTTGAGGCCCTCGCCACAGTCCACGAAGAACGCAGTCTCAGGGTTCTTCGTGCGGAAGGCACCCACGTTCATCTGCCCGATGAGGAACTGCTCGCAGGTCCGCTCGACACTCGAGCGCAGCCCGCTGTCGTTGTTGGAGTGCTTGGCGAAGATCACAGCCTCCTTGAGGCTCGCCTCGATGAAGAAGACGCCCCGCCGCTCGCCGATGCTCGGGAAGTTCCCGTTGGTCTTCAGTGTGCGGTGGCCATCGATATGAATCGGGTAGCCCGGCAACGTCGTGATCGGGTTGACATTGGCGGGGTACACGATGTCGCGCTTCTTCTCGTTAGTGACCTCCGTCATCTCGAGCCCACGCGCGCCACGAATCGTCCCACGCTCGACACCTGCGGGCTGCAGGTACACGCCCCCGGGACGCGAGTTGTCCGTGCGTGCCATGACACCAGCTACGTGGCCGCACGGGGGCACCGTGATGGTTTCGGCGGCACCGTAGACCGTCTTGTTGGGGTTCGTGACCTTGATGCGGGGCCAGAAGATACTGAGGCGCTCGTCCAAGTTGTAGATGGACGCCGTCGACTTGACGTAGGTGACCATTCCACTCGCGCTGGTGTTGGCCGGCGGGTCGAGAATCGCCAGCGTGTACAGGTCATCGCGGTTGAGCAGGAACGTGAGAATGCCGTTTGCCACGGCCGTTGCCGTGCGCCCCGGGATTGAGATCAGAGTGATGTCACTGATCTCTCCGGTGCGGTAGAGCCCCGTGTCACCAGCCTCGCTGCCGATGAAGTCAGTGTCAGCGAGGTCAGTCAGTCCGTTGCCACCGCCCGTAAGCGAGGCGGACGAGATGATCGCCGGCATATTGTCCGGGGGCGTACTGCCCGACGCGAGGTCGGCGAGAACGATGCGGTTGCTGCCAGTGTTCTCCCGGTTGACCACAGTCAGCGCGTAGTTGTCGGCAGTGCTCGACATCGAGAGGTTGGCCCACGTCTCCAGCACAACCCCGACCGAGTTCTTCAGCACCAGGTTGAACTCGGTCGCAGAGCCGGAGGTCGCGTTCGTAATCTGCACACGCAGGTCGTTGCCCCACGTCCCGTGCGTCTTCGCGGTGACCGACAGCGTATCGTCCGTGGGGTCCTCGCGGTCCACCAGCGTGACAGTCGCCGCAGTCGAAGTCAGCGAGGTCTTGTCGGTGATCGAGCTGTAGTGGACGATGCGGGTGACGTAGCAAAACTCTCCGCCGTTTGCGAAGAAACCCTCCACAGCCGCGGGGACATCCTTGGCGTCAGTGGTGTACCCGCCGAAGTACCGAACGTACTCCTCGTAGGACTGAATCAGGGTGGTCGTGTGCGGTCCCCGCTCCGTGACGCCGAAGACGGCCCACACGGCAGTACGCAGGGCCGGCACCGAGCGGATAACGGCAGTCTCTTCACCGACAATGATCTTGGACGCGAGCTGGGCCTTGGACATAAATCACCTCTGACTGTAGACTCAGGCGCCCTTGTCGGCACTCTTGCGAGGTGCCACGGCCTTGGGTGCTGTCATAGAGTTACCATCCTCGCTGATGCGCAGCACACCGGCGGCAACGGCTGCCTTGATAGCTGGGGCGCGAAGAGCCGCTAGCGGCACACCAGACACCTTGGAGCGCGCAGGAATCGTAATCGTGGGAGCGTGCGTGATGACCTCCCACGCTTGGCCGACGACGCCATCCAGCGCCTTGACACTCCTCGCAGTGTTCACGGTCACGCCCGGGAACACGTGCGTGATGCAGTCGACAGTCAGCTCGTAGGACTCAGCCCAGGGCTGAAGGTTGTGGAGGGTCAAAGAGACGGGGTTCGCCATGGGACTAGTCCTCAGTAGGGAGAGTGGGGGCTTCAATCGTGCTGACGGTGTCGCCGATCGACTCCACCGCGTCGTCCACGAAGCCAGCACTCGACTGCATCTCGAAGCCGCGGATAAAAAAGCCGCCTTCGATCACGGCTTGGTTGTCACCATCAATGTCGGTCGACATCGAAGCGATGTCTGTGTAGACCACGTCGTAGGACGCCTGCCCACGACTGGGGTTTGCAGGGTCCTTGAGCAGTGAGATTGTCAAGAACTTGTCGAAGAAGCGGTCAACGACCTCAATCAGGTTGAGGGCCTCGAACTGCGAGTCCGCGACGATAGAGAATGAGAACGCCACGTCTCGTGCCTCAACCGGCCGCCGAGCCTTGAACTGAGTCTCTCCTGCAGGGATAGCCTCGTACTCCCACGAGCTCAGGAAGCGGTTGGGGCTCAGACGAGGACCGTAGAGCACTGCGCCCGGGAGGGAGGCGAGTCGCACCCGATCACTTGCAGGTAGGTTCGCGTAGTCCTTGTTCGGTTTCTTGAGAACTGTGTTGTCAAGGACCTGCCGCCGCCACTCCTGCACCAGTTTGATCACGAGACGGTGCAGGTCGCCGCGGTAGCGGTCAACGGATGTTGCTGTACTCGGAACCCGGATATACGGGCGCACGAAGGTGTAGGCGTCGGCCTTGACAACCGTCTCGCCGACAACTGGAACGCCCTGAGCGTCTAGGTTGGTGACAGTGACCGAGGTGAGACCGGGGTCTGCGGTGGGAGTGAGGCACCAGACCTTGGTCGTGCTCTCCGTCTGGACTTCAACTGCCTCCTCCGCCCCAAACAGAATCCGCACAGTCGGCCGCGGCTTGGGCACTCTGCCTGTTGCGGGGATGGCGGGGTACGGGCGGAAGTTGGTCCCAGTGATCGCGACAAGCGTCCGCCCCTGAGTCGGTCCAGTGGTCACAGACAGCGAGGTAATCGTGGGGACAGCCATCTACTTGAGCTTCAGGGCAGACTTCATGCGCGCCAAGATGCGGCGCTCCACAGTGTCTTGGGAGTCCAGGTAGAGGCGCCGCAGAACTGGGAAAATAAATGGGCGCGCCGGGATTTTGATGACGACCACGATCGCCCCCTTGGGGATTGGCTTTGGACGCACAAACCGACCGTCCGGCCCACGCTGCGCCGGCGCCCGCCCCTTTGTCTTTTTTCGACCGCGTCGCGCCTCGCCGTATTTGCGCAGGAGAAAAAAGAACATCGCCCGCTGCTTTGCGGTCCACTGCTGGACGATCGTCGCCCCATACTCGTGCACGCGAGCGAGGTCCTGCATTCCAATCTTGGACCCATTGTGAGGCCCGTTCGAGACGACACCAATGAACCACGTGGAGCCCGACTTGTGGGCTCCGAGCGCCTTGGAGAGCTCGCCAGACTCGAACAGCATCCGTTTTGAGCGCTTCATGCGCCGCGTCAGGGACGCCAGTTTGGGCCACACTGTCCCTGTCAGCTTGCCCTGCGACGCATGATTGCGCTTGACCAAGGTGGCAGCGGTCTGCGCCTCCATGGCAACGACGCCCTCCCACAGTTTTCCACCCCGCTTGAGCGTCTGCAGGAGCTTCCGGACATCCTCCCAGTCGCCTGTGGTCTTCACCCTCAACTCGAGCTTCGGGTCGTCCACTAGACTCCCTGGGCACGCGAGGAGAGGCGCACGAGGAACAGGTTGCGGTCCCCACCACTGAGGCCAAATGAGCATGGGCGGACCTCCTCCACGTAGAGCCCGTGAGGCAAGGTCACACTCATGATCAGCGCGTTGGTCTTCTTGTGCCGAATCTCGGCGAGGCGGTCACCACGGCGGATGGTAGGCATGCCGTCGCCATCGATGAGGCCCCGCGCTTTGAGGTCCGCAGCGTGCATCACGAGCTTGATTTCCCGCACCAGGGTGTTCCCTTGCCCCACTTGCTGAGTGTCGTCGTAGCGGTCTGCCTCAGTCTCGACCTGCACGGGGACACGGATGGGCGACTTCTCGCGGCGCGACGAAGTACGTACGGCGGGCGACCCCACATCGTAGGGGATCACGTCGCCGAGATCGTGATCGTAGCCAGAGGTCAAAGGACCTGCGCCGTCTGGGTCAGAGTCCGTCGTGACCGTGTCCAACTGGTGGATTACGGCGATTTGCGGAAAGATCAGTCGCCCCGAGTAGCTTGGCACACTAACCTCCCAACATCCCCGGCCCGACCTTCAGGCTCAAGATCGAGGCATCGAGGTCTGGCTCACCCGTGAAGTACGCAGTGGACCCGGGTCCGACGTAGATACTCCCGTTCTGCGACCCCCCGCCGCCATACTTGACCGTCTGATCCCGAGTGCGCTCCTCGGTCAGTTTCCACTTGTTCTTGGTCTTCCATGCGTCTGGGCTCGCGGCGCCGTCCACGTGAAGAAGCGCGATCGCCACTGTCAAGTCACGGACCACGGCCGGAGTGCCACCTGTGGGGCTCCCATCGGGCTCTGTGTACCCGAACACGCCAGTGACCCTAATGTCCTGCGAACCGTCCCCAAAGTAGCCTACAGCCCCCATTGGGCGGGTGCTATTGGCGTACTCGATGCGCGGATTGACGCGGTCGTCCGGGCTCAACTGCCCCAACCGAATGTGCCGGTTGTAGACGTGCAGTGCGTACTCCCAGTCGAGTAGCGTGGAGTAGCAGAGAAGGTCGTCCTCGAGCTTGATGCTCTCAACAGCAATCACAGGCTCGCGGAGACGCAGTTTCATGCCACCACCACCGTCGACCTTGACCACGCGGTATTCGGGCCGGAACCTACGCCCGGTCCATGTCTCCAACTGGGCCGTGGCCTTGGCCAGTGCCGCACGGACCTGCTTGACGGTGTACTCGTCCGTGGATAGCCCGGAGTCATAGACATCCTGCACGGTCGCGTAGTACGAGGGTGGGCCATGCGCCTCGTCCGTGACGTGGAGCGGAGTTGTCAGCGTCTGCTCGTCGCCGTTGGCGACCTCGTAGTACCAGACCACCTGGTAGTCACCGAGGTCCCAGCCAGCTTGTGGGGCGACCGGGGCGAAGTAGCGGCCAACAGAGAGCCGAACATCGGCGAGGACAAGGTCGGTCCGTGCCACCTTGGTCGTCGGGGTGAGCTCTTTCGCCGGCGTCGACGTGTCGATCACGGCATAGGCCAGCGCAGTGACATCTTTCATCAAGGCCGTCACCGGGTCCTGATAAATGAACATAATCAACGGATTGGCCGCTGAGGACACCTGCGTTCGCGCCATGAACACCATACGACCTCCATGCTACGAAGGGAGGCGGCACACGAGCCGCCTCCCTAATCTCAGCCGTGTGCCGCTGGGCTCACTTGCTCTTGCGCCCACCCTTGCGACGCGGCGCCTCAGCCTCCAGCGCGCCCTCCGGCTCGGCGGTCACGGCCTCAGGGTCCACAGCATCGTAGGTGACGACTTCATCGCTGGCGTCGTCGCTGGGCTCCGCGCTGCCCAAGCTATCCCAGTCAATCTCCTCGGCAGCCACGACAGGCACCACCTCCGATTTCAGCGGCGTCGGCTTCATGTTGCGCCGCGGACTCGCTGGCTCGTCGGCGGCGAAATCGCTGGCGTTCTTCGCAGTCTGGAAGTGCATCACATTGGGCGACGCGGCCTTGTGATGAACCATCTTCTTGGCTTTGCGCTCTAGCTCAGCGTATTCAAGTGCCACAGCCTCCTGCTGGGTCAACACGTCGAATACAGCCTGTCCAGCATGGTCCTGCTCGTGCCGCAGCACCTCGGCGATCGCAGCGGGGACCTTACTCCAACCGACCTCTTCCGAGAACTTGGTGGTGCTAGGGATACCCGGGCGCTTGAGCAGGGTATAGTTGCGCCGCCCCGGCTGACCGGGGGTGACAGGACGGAGACGGACAAGAAGAAACGAGGGGGACATTGCTCGAGCCTTGGGTGCGTAGACAAGCAAAAGGCCGGAGAACCGGCCTAGTGCTCTTCAGGAGGTGGACTGGAAACTACTCCACAGTCGTAAGCAGCGTGTAGCCACCCTGCGCCAGCGAGTCGGCACGCATCTCGTTCACAGCGGTGATCAGGATATTGACCTGCACCTTGAGGGCGTTCGCGAGCGCTACGGCTGTGGGGAGGTCCGCCGCGTCAGCCGTAGCCACGGTGGTCGCGGCACCAGCGGACAGCGGAGGCTGCTGCAGCCCAGCGAGGTCGGCTGCAATGTCCGTGATGAACTGCTGCAGCGAGTCGCCACCGCTGTTGCCCTGCTTCGCCGTCAGGGCTGCCCCGCCGGCAAAGTGATTCTTCTTGAGGGTAGCCATGTGGTTCCTTAGCGGTAGAAGACCACGAGGGACAGGGTGACAGCGCTCAGGTCCGTGGTGTCCGGGACCTGAATCAGCGGACCGTCCGACGCGTTGTTGTTGTCAGCGTAGAACAGCACGAGCTTGCTGTTGGTGTAGTCCCACTGCGCGATGTACCCGCTCGACTGTGCGAGCACAGCGAGAATGGTGGGGGTGCGACTCGCCGCAGCGGTGAGCTTCGCGGCGAGACCGGTGTAGCCACCGGTCGGGTACGAGGAATCGAGGGCCACGGTGAAGCGGTCGACGTTGACCTGACCGGAATCCGCGCCGCCAGAGGTGATGAGGGTAGTAGTACCGAGAGCCATGAGTTGCTGTCCCTTCTGAACGTAGACTGAAGCGGGAGGGCGGCGTGCCCTCCCGCTTCAGTGGATTAGGCGCTGACCTTGATGCCCGTGGTCTTCACCACAGCGGGCTCATGCTCGTAGTCGAAGTCCATGCGCAGCGAGGCGATCAGGATGTCAGAGCCGCTGCGAGCATTGCGGTCCATGGCAATCTTGATCGTGCGCCAGAAGCCGAGCACGATGTTCTTCGGGTCGGTCAGGATGACCGCCGTCTCGTCCGTCCCACCGCCCAGGTTCTCCGGCCACTGCGGAATGCCCTTGATGCCGTAGGACTGGTAGCGGGCCTCAAGCATGTCCTGCGCATGCGCGTCGCCCAGCGGGGTCATGCGGTCGCCCAGGCCGTCGCAGTATTCCGTCAGCGCGTTCTTGCTGGTGAAGTACTTGAGTGCCTCGGTCTGGAACTCCACCGGCATCGCCTTGAGGGTCTGCTTGAGCACGTCGCGGGTCAGGACAGTGCCGCCAGCAGCAACCGTGTGCGTGACGGCCGCCTTCAGAAGGCCGTCGATCAGACGGAGCTCCGGCGCCAGGGCGACGTTGGAGGTGTCGCTGTTGATCAGGATGTCGTCGACATCGCTGGAGATGCGCTCCGCGACCATCGCAGTCACGTGAGCATTGAGCAGCGCACCCTCGACGTTGTCCTCCATGACCTCGTCGTTGAGCTGGACTTCGGCCTTGAAGAGCTTGGCGCTCAGCGAGACCTCGGAGGTCTCCGGCTTGCTGCGGTCGGCCTCAGACAGCGCCATGCCCGACTGCCCCGCGCGCAGGATGCGACCGGCGAAGCGAATCTTCGGGATGGTCTCCGTCGACGCCTTCATGGTCGTCACCCGAATCAGGGGCATCATGACGCCCTTCTTGATCAGAATCTCGAAGAACTCCTTTGCCTTCGACTCCGGGAGGTCGCCGCCATTGGCCGCAAGCTCAGAGAGAGCAAGGTCGGCCTTGTTGATGAGCTGCTGATTGGAAATCATTACCTTGTCTCTCACTTGTTCAGGTCAGACGGCCATGACACTCGGCCGGAAACTTCACGCTCGCCCTCTACAGTGAGGGCATTGGACTTCTGTACGGTACCCCGAGCCTTGGCCAAGCCACGCACTGCGGCGACATGGACTGCTTTCAGGCTCTCATGCTCACGCTGCGCTGTGGCCAGTGCATCGCTGGTTTTGGCCAAGCGTTCACCTAGCGACTTGTTCGCAATGAGCACATCGCCCACCGACTTCGTCGCCTCATCGAGCACGCTCAGGAGCAGCTCGATCGCATCACGAATCGCCTTCTCGCGCTTGGTAGCGAGCTTGCGACCCACCTTCTCGACCTCAGAGGTTGTCTGACAAGCCAGCGTCGCAGTGACGAGTGCATCGTCAACCTCGTTCTTGGGGGCCTCCTTGCTCACCCCCTCCGGCGCGACCTCGGAGGTAACAGCCGCTGCTGTGGCCGCCTTGATGCGGAAGCCGCCCATGCCATCCGGCTCAAGAAGCGCTCCTTGGGAGCCCTCAGCCTTGACCAGCGCAAATGGGCGCATATTGGCCGGGCGGTCAACGATCGAGACCTCCTTGACCGTGATGTCCGTGAGGCGGAAAACCTCCTTGCGCTGCTTGTCAGCCTTCATCGCTTCAGTATCTTCCACGGTCATGTGAACCTCTCCTCAACGTCACGCGGCACCTTGAGTGTCGGCTGGGGAATCCTCGACAGGCGTGCGCGTGGCCCAGCCCCCAATGGACAGCCCAGTGATTGCGCCACTCTTCACAGCCGCCCACATCTCATCATCCTCGATTCTCAATCCCATCACCCACGAGCCGGCCTTGATCACGCTTCCGCCGACGGTCATTTGCACCGGCGCAATGTAGGACTCCACGAGGATGACGCGATCGGAGACCATCTCCTTGTGCTGCAGCCCGACGTTCTGGTAGCGCTCCATGTAGGTATGCGCTGCCTTCTTGATCGTGGCCGCATCGTAGATGTCGCCCTGAGAGTCGGGGGTCTCAGCGGTCAGGGGCTCAAGAACGACACCGAGCACAAAGCGCTCGTCGGCAGTCTCGCCAGCGGCCTTGCTCAGTAGGCGCAGCGTAGAGGGTTCTGGAGCTGCCTTGCCTGTGGCCACGACCCGCGCGATGCTCGGCTCCACCGCTACCTCGCAAGGGGTAAGCAGGGTGACAGCGGCAGCAGACGTGGCTTTGCCAAGGTCGTAGGAGGTCGCCATGACCTTCCCCTCAGCATCAGGGTGCGCGAGTGAGAACGTCTGGCCACACCTATCCAGGGCCTTGCGTGTGTCCGGAGTGTCGACGGCGATTACGAGGTAGGGCTCCTCGCAGGAGGCCAGTGACTCGATCTCCTCAGTCGAGGCGCAGTCAAGGACACGGACGGCACCAGCAGGCGCGGGCAGGTCTTCCCAGTGCTGCCCCGTGGTCTGGACGACCACATGCTCCACCCCGCGCGGCAGCAGCTTGCGCACCTCGTCCGCGTAGGTGCGCACCTCCATATGCTCGCCACCAGCCTCGTAGAGGTGCGTGGTCGTCACACGCTGGACCTTGCGAACCTCACCAGCCACGAGGGCGAGCGAGCCTGCATCGAAGAAGCCGGACACCGCGAGGGCGTCACGCTGCTGACGGGCGAGGACCGCGTTGTCCGACTTCCAGTAGGCGTACTCGGGTGGGCATGCCTTGGCCAAAGCAGGGGGGAGCGCGCTGTGACCCTTGGGAGGCAGCGCGGCGCCCTTTGTGAGCACCGCGGGAGTCGTCACGCGCTCGAAGCCCGCAGTCCAACCCGTCGCGTGCTTGCACAGTGTCAAGGTCCCGGCGAAGTGCTGGCCCGTCAGGAAGACCTCTCGCGTCGTCTCAGTCTGGAGCCCCCACGTCACAGCAAGGGTGTCAACAGTGGCGGTCTCCCCGGCACCCGCACGCTTGCTGACTCGCGCCTTGCAGGTCTGCCCCATAATGGGGCGCATGAAGCGGTACCCGTGGGGACCGAACCCCTCCACGGCCTGCTTCATGCTTTCAACCTCAACGCCCTTCCGTGCGACCTCGAGGTCAACGATGAGTGCGGTAGCGTCGAAACCGAGGGTCAGGCGCACCGTGGCGGCCTTGTCCTTGACGACGACTTCGGCCTTCCCGACGCTGTCCGGCGCGCTGGGATAGCCCTTGCTCATATTGGCTCTTTGGGCTGCGATCCCTGCTTCAGTGCTGAGCTCCATGAGCTCGTCACCAGGCATCAGGGACATGATGATGGCACCATTCGGCAACACGAGGCGGTGGCGGTGTTGTCCATCAGGACCTTCCTCGGCTTCACCTGCCCCCTGTTCCGGCTTCAGGTTGAACTCGTGACAATGCCAGCCGTCGATCTCGGTCTTGATGACGCTGCCGTCCTCAAGCGTGATCGTGTGAACGTGCTCTCCTCCACCGTATGCGTACGCTTCGTCACCTTCCTCGTTCACGTAGAGATCGTGGGCGTGCGGGCCACTGAGGTCCGTGACGATCAGGTCACCCGCGGGAGAACGGAACGTGTGCTTGTGCGGCGCCCCAATGAGGGTCTTCGTCAGACCGGGGTCCAGCGCATGCACGTGCGAGCCGGTGGGAACGGCCAGCGTGAGGGCCTCGACAACATCCGGCGCGAGCATTTGCTTGAGGGTGGTAGCCATGTCAGTAGGTTCTCCAAAGCGACGCGGGGCTAAAGCACACTGTGCCCGCCCCGCTATCGCAGCACACCGTCGCGCGATGTTCAGCGCGCGCGATTGAGGTCGGCGGGCCACGCAACGCGCGGAGCCTTCGGGGTCGGGGTCGGTTCAACCGGGGGCTCTGCACCACCAGCAGACTTGTCGACCTCGGCGCCCTCGCCACCCTTGTCCTCGGTAGCAGTCGGCTCCACGACAGCGGGCTTGACCGCAGTGCTCAGGGAATCCGCGAGACCCTTGACCGTCGCAGCGAGACCAGCAAGCGCCTCGAGCACAGGGTCCTTGTCCTCCGTGACCACAGGCTCTGCCTTGACCGCGGCCACGAAGGGCTTGACCTCAAACGAGGTGGCACCAGTGGCTTCCGCCGACTTCACCGCCTCGATGAGCGCCTTGACAGCAGCCAGGCGCTCAGCCCCCGCGTCGCCCTCTGTCTCCGCAAGGGCAATCTGCTCGCCCATGTACTTGACGAGGTCTTCCGGGGTCATGGTCAGGGTACCGCCTTCGGACTTGGCGATGCGGGCCTCAAACAGTGAAAGTGCGTCACTCAGCTTCATAGGGACTCCTTGTGCGGTCAAAGGACAATGACGCCCTTGCGTTGCCGCTCAGGTGTCCAGACTAGAGGGTCGCTCGTGTCACCACCGCTCGTGCCGGCCAGCCACGTCGAGCGATGGGTCTCCGGCGTCCACGGTGC